TAGGGTCGCTATGAGCTTCTGGTTGAACATCTGTAAATATTCTACTTGCTATGTCTTGCCTTTGCGAATCTAAACTGGTAGCAACTTTATCTCTTAATGCGTCTTTAAAAGCCTCGCCTGCGCCAGCATTATCTCCTGCTGATAACTTATCAACAAAATCTTTAATTTTTTCCGACATAATTTATTCTCCTATTTGATTTCTCTGGTAAAGTCATCACCACCAAATCCTGTTGGTACTGATATTATACCGTCATCAATTTCTTTCTTAATTTGTTTATCAATATCTGATATCTCTTTATCAGTTTGTCTTAATACATTTTTTCTGATAAATTCAACAGAGTAATATTTACCAACATAGTCTCTCATTGAATCTGCCAATCTCAATCTTTCCATTAACATTTCTGACTCTTTCAATTCTGCAAAGTGTCCATCTTGTAAAAAACTATATTGTATTTTATCTCTTAATTTAAACCATTCTTCCTCTGCAATTACACCTTTTAAAACTAATTGAGTTCTTAAAATGTCATTAAAGATTTCAGTAAACTTCTTTCTTAATCTTTGAACAAATTTAGTAAACTTCAATTCGTCTCTTGTTATTTCAGTAGAACGACCTAAATTAAATCCTGAAGAAGACTCTAATCTACTTACAGGTACATTTAAAGAACGATATAACTTCGCTCTAAAATATTCAATGTCTGCAATCTCACCTAAATTAGCACCACCTGGTAAAGTATCTATTTGTGTTCCTCTACCACCTTCTCTACTTGGTAACCAGAAATCTTCCAACATTGACATATAGTTTCTGTCGTCTCTGATTTCACCTGTTGTTGCGTCATAAACAAGTTTGTTTCTATATCTTGCCATAACGTCTCGTAGATATTGTTCAGCTTTTACTTTAGGTAAATTACCTACATCAATTTTAAAAATTCTTCTTTCAGGTGCTCTTGCTATTCTGTAAATAACTGAAGCGTCTTCTATCATACGCAACTGATTTACAGGTTTAATTGCTTTGTGTAAATAAGATAATACTATATTCTTATTCTGGTCAACTATACCAGACGGACAAAAAGCAACTGCGTCAGGAGCAATTTTAATACCACCTGAAGTAGTATTTGAAACACCTTTTTCGTTGTAGATGTAGTATTCTTCAAACTCATCAACAACCGTTAGACCATAAGGAGTAGGACCGTCAGGTCTCTTCTTTCTTATTTCTCTAATCTTTTTGATTTTTCGTGGGTCAATATATCTTAATTCAGTAATACCTTTGATTGGTGATTCTCTATCAATTATCTTATGATAGTAAATTCTGCCATCAACGTACCATCTTCTAAATAAGTCGTGACCTCTTGTATTAAAGTTCATCAACCTTAATACTTCTTTAAATTCTGTATCTATTTTCTTTTTAATTTCTAAACCAAAGTCAAGATTACCCAAATCCAGTTTTACTGCGTCTTTCAACTCATTAGCAACGATAGCTTCGTTTACAATATCCTCAATTGCCATATCACACTCGGGGTGTAAAGCAATCTCTCTATATCTTCTAATAAGTTCCTGCTCATTTCTAGCAGTACCTTCCATATCAAGGTACTGGCCGAAATAACCACCAGCGGCGACGGTTTGAGTACCGTCTTCCGCTTGTGGTGTAGTAAAGCTTTGTTTTGGATCCTGGGGTTTCTTAGCCCTAGTGATAGAAAATCCAAATAATTCTGCCATTATATATCCTTACTTTTTTATGTTAGTAATATTTATACTACTTATTAGGTAGTTGTATTACTTTCAAAATATTGATAAGCAAAGGTAACACCAAACTCTTCAATTGCGTCATTGGTGTCATATGCCAAGTCAATTGCAGCTATTTCAGTCGGGAAAGCACCTCTTAAAGTGTACGACTTAATAGTTGCACCGTTTCTATCTAATTGGTCAACAAATGCGTCAACTTGATAGTCAGCAGGATTTGTTAATCCTTCACCATCTGTCGCATTGTTAATACCATTTGACCATCTTTCAAATGCGTTTCTTAATTTGAAATTTGTATCATTTAGTACCGTGATTGTCCAATCAGCGTATGTTCTATCACCAGCAATCTTAATCTGTCGGCCTCTAAAAGGTACCGTAAATGACGGTATAGTCATTGCCGGTAATTGAGTACCTTTACATAAGAATGCTAGTTCCTCTATTTCGCCACCAACCTGTGCGTAACCAGGAAAAGGCATAGTAACCTTAAACTGATTGGCTCTTGAGCCGCCGCCTGCAAGTTTAGCTTTGAAGTCATTAATGTTTGCCATTTTTATTCTCCTCTTCTATCCTTACCCAGCAACTTCGTCAAAAGAGACGCCAGTTCTAGTAGCGATAAATTGTAATGTGATAAAGTTGATACTTCTTGCTGGTTTAATAAAAATCTCAGCAATAAATTCGTTTCTATCAATTACTTCGCCTGTGTTATTTGTTTCATCACAAACTACTAAAAAGTCTGTGATACCTCTTCTACCTTGTACTTCTCTTAAAAAAGGTTCTACAATGTTTCTAAAGTTAGCTCTTGTAAACTCATCATTGAATTCAAAGAGTTGGAATTTAGAAGCAGTTGCTATCGCCTTCTCTAAAGTGATAAACAATCTTCTTACGTTGATTCTATCAAAAGCACTTGGAGCAGTTAATCCAGTTTTGTCACCGAAAAGTATTGTACCTTGGCCTGGGAAGGTTGCAACAGGATTTACTCTTGCTCTGTACAATTCGTCTCTTTGTGCTTTAGTTGGATTAAATGCAAGTTTAACAGCGCCTCTGATAATACCTCTGTTGAAACCAGCAGGTGAGAACCAGCTGTCTGCAACAAGGTCAGTTCGTGCTGAAAGACCTGCGATATCTCCGTTAAGTGGAACATATCTATAAACGTCACTATATCTGTCGTACATATATTTGTAACCTGAATCAAATACTACGTAAGATGATGATTGTATACCTTGAAAGAATGATACAACATTACTCTTTTGTGTATTTGCGTCAGCGATACCTACAACGTCACTTCTTTCAGGACTTGCAAATACAACAGCGTCTTTTCTGTTCTCTGCAATCGTGATTAAGTTTCCGATATGTGTAGCGTCACCGGCACCAGCAATGATTAATCCTACATCAACGGTTTCACCGTCTTGGAATTTTTCATATGCCGTTTTTCTTTGGCCGATTGTAGCCGCTGTACCATCAGAACCAGCCTGAAGTGATACATTAGAAACACTAGTCACGTCTGTGAATGTTGTTCCGTTAGCTGCACTACCCCAGTTTGAACCGCCTGCGTTGTGGTCCATCCAGTAGATATAGTTTGAAGCTTTGTAGATTACATCTGGATAGTAATTTACAGAACCTTGAGCTGTTTTAGCGTCTGAAGCTTTTGATACTGCCTCAAATTTTTCTAAAACGTCACCTTTAGTTCCTGTAATATCGCCATCTTCGTCAATTACAACAATGTGTAATTCATCATTTACACCACTCTTAGCTTGTGCATAAGGTGATGTTCCTGGTGCTTTATCAAACAAGTCGTAATATTTCCATCTTCTTCTTACTTGAGCGCCATTTGTAGGTGCTTGATGTAAACCAGAAGATTCAGACGTACCAAAGTAAGCAGGCTCATCTTTTCTAACAATATTTAAATCGTTAGTAGCCACACTTACTACTCTATATTCGTATTCATCACCGAAATTAACAATGTCGCCAGCCGTAATTCCTGCTGCTGAAGTAACCGTGACTACGGTATCACCAACAGCCATAGCGGCGTCAGCGACGGTAGTTTTATTTACTTCTTCGTAAGCAGTAGCAGATGGACAAGTGGAAATCTGTAAAGAGTTTCCAAATGCGCCAGCAGTTCTAGCCGCCCACAAACCAACAGAAGCTTGACCAGAGGCATAGTTATCTTGGTAATCAGTCGTATTTTTTATTACAAACGCCGAACCTGATTCAGTTGCGTTTGATACAGATGAATTCTGTACACGTACTACTCTTAAAGCATTAGAATATTGTAGAAAGTTAGCAGCGCTGAAAAAGTCCTCAAAGTTTGTTGAGTCAGGCTTACCAAAAGTTGCTACAAGTTCTTGCTCACTAGAAATACTTACTACTTCATCCAAAGGACCTTTGTTGAATTTTCCAGCAAAAGCACCTATTGAAGTTGAAACAGCAGG